GAACTGTAAAATCTTTCATTACAGGGCCATTAAATTGTTTTGATCCTATTGGACTTTCGAATTTGGGTGCCATTATATTCTCCAACTTTCATTACGCAAAATTGATCCAACATTAGATAAAGAAGTATTATGTTTAATAGATAACTGTTTTTGCGTAAAATTTCCAGTTTTATAATCTTCTCTAATTAAATTAACAATCTCCCAAGTTAGTTTGGCAGTGTTAGATTTTTCTCCGCTGAACATTAGGCGGGCGCTATTTTTAAATTCTTCTGTATGAATCATATTAGGGTGAGGGCGCTTCATTTTCTTTATAGTGTCTTCTGTTGGATGCAATCCTGTATGTGATAAACTCATTTTCTTTCTAGTTTCATATGTATGTTTCCATCCAGAAATACCATCACCACCATCTGTAAAATTATATCCAAATGATTTATCATAAACATTAATATTTGATTTATACATTTTAATATACAATGTTTCACAAATATTAATTTGTTTCTCTGACTCACTGATAGCAATTATTTCAAATACGAAATTTTTCCTACCATACTTTCTAATGGCGTGGTGAAGGGGATAGTTAGTATTATTTTTGAAAGCGCGAGTTGTGTGCTCTATCCACCTTGAATGGGGGCGGTTAGTTTTTCCAATATAAACTTTTTTATTTACCAGATTAGTAATTTTATAACAGCAAAAAAGCATCAATATCTCCTAGTTACTATATAACAAATAAAAAACGCTTGACTATGTAGTCAAGCGTTTTAAATATACCTATATTTCTAAGTAGATTAGAAGATACCAACAGAAGCTGGGTATTGGCTGCTACCGATATCAATAAGTCCGGCTGCATCCAAAGATCCTCTTCTACCACCACCGCCCATATCTGTCTGGGATTCAATCCAGCTTGGGTTACCAACTCCACCAAATGGCTTGTACAAGTTGTCTTGACCACCAGTTGCGGCTGGACCACCATTAACTGTGCTATAAATTTGTTCTGCTGACCAACTCATCGTATCAACGATAATCCAGTCATCAGCTTTATAGTCATAGCTAATATCATTAATCCATACATTTTTTATAACAGTAGTAACTTGAGCTGCTAGAGAAAACTTTTGTTTATCAAAAATGATAATATCAAAAGGATAAACTTGAGAAGCTACATGCAAGAAACCTCTATCAAAAGCTTCTGCAACTCTTAGTTTTTGAAATCTAGTTCTTTGACAAGTACCAGTTATATTTGTTGATGAATGTGGGACTGAATCAATATGACCATCAGTACCAACTTCATCTATCATTTGAATTGATCTAGATTCTTTGACACTCATTGATTTAACAGCACCAACAGGTTGATAACCTGATGGAGTTCTTACTGCAATAAGTATATTGGTTGAAATTGCAGTATCGGTAGTATTAGTACCAAACTGATCTCCTAGATTTAGTATTGATCCTGTTTGTGGATATCCATTTGTCATATTTGTTCACTCCCTAATTATAATATATCAAGCTCCCAAATTAGTTACTGTAACTTGTATGTAAATCCAGTTAATTGGATAAGTTGGTTGTACTTGTACTGTAATATCCCATTGACGAGGATCTACTGTGTCTTGTACGACTGTCAAACCTTGGAAGGCTGTAATCAGTCCTTGAGAAATTAAAGAGTTCAACAAAATTACAGCTTCTGTATTTAATGCACTTGCAGTGGTTGAAGTTTGTGGCTGACCAACGAAGCCAGCAAAACCAGCACGTAATACCTTGGCAACTCTATCTCTAATAAAGACGATAGAAATTTCTTGTTCTTCTGGAATTCCAGATTGAGTAGTTGTAATTCCCCATACAACTCTACCACCACCGGCTACAGGTTGAAGTGTCGTAACACCAGCCGCAGCCAATTGTTGTAGAATCAAGTTGGAATAAGTGTTATTATTCAAAATGGTAAAGCCACTGAATACTTTATTGGTAAATGGATTTTGTAAAGCCAAATCAGAGTTGGCATATCCAGCTGCAGCAGCCGCGATATAGAATCCGTCCACTTCAACTAAATCTGCACCAGCTTGAACTATTATTTGATCAGGATAGAAGTAAACTGCTCTAAAAGTTTCACCATAAGAGTTTGAAACAGAGTAATTGGCAATATCTTGAATATTTTGAGCTAATGTACTAGTGATATTATTATTCGGAATGCCCTCTAAAGGTCCCAAATCTTCGACAGCTGCCAATTGAGCACCGGTTAAATTAGCTGGAGTTAATCCATTAATAGCGCCTAAGAATAATATTCTTTCTTTTCTATTAAGAGTATCACTCATAGTGATACAATGGCTCAAAGCATTTTGAAAAATAACTGAGATGGTTTGATTTGGCAAAGTTACCAAGATATCAATTTCTACAGTCTCTAAAGCTGCTAAAGCGTTAACCCATCCAGCATCATAGAATGGAGCGTCTCTTCTATCAACAATAGTTACTCTAAGTTGATTTCCATTTGGAACTACGTTATAGTTCAAAACCAAAGATGCATTAACCTGAGTTGGATCTAGAACTTCCCATCTAAGATCGCTTTCACTTACGAAAGCCATAGCAATTCTTAATGTATTGTCCATTGAATTATATCCAACAATATCATATAATCCATCATTCCCCACAGCAGACCCGTTGATTTGTAATCTATAGTTGGCCACTAAGTGAGGAGACGTATCAATGCTACTGAAGTCAATAGCTACGCTGCTAAAATTAGCTTGAGCTGTATCAACATAACCAATCAAAGAGCCATCTGTACCAGATCCACCAACAACTGGAAGTCCTGTTGGAATATAGATAAGTTGGAAAGTTTGATCGGCAGAATCTTGTATAAAATCTGGAAAACCTGTTGGAGTTGGTTGAGGAACAATATATCCATCAACAGTAGACTCTCCATCTAAGATGGTCTCAATAGATAGCTGACCTTCAGAAACTGCAGTAATATTAAATACACCATTATTTGCGGCATTTTTAGAGCCAAGTATTCTTAACAATTTGCCAGCATAAGACGCGGTAAATTCTACTGAAGCTGAACCGAGAGTTGCTTTGTTTAGAAATGCCGGCAATCTACCTATTACTCCATCAAATGCATTTTCAATAGCCCCTAATTCTTGCATTACTGTATAAGAATAAGAATAACCAGAAGGTGGTTGGAAATCGCTAAATACGAAATCATTAAGAGTTGGCTGTCCTTGTAGATTCAATTCATAGTATGGGAATTTGTTTGGTAGTACTTGTTTTTCAACTTTGGTAGCTGGATTAGTGATAAAAACATGAATTTCTGCGTTAAGATCTGGCACAACACCAACTGGAAATGGAAACAAGAATTCATTAACATCTGTTGAAAGAGCATTGACGGCCGGATCCAATACATAGGAAGTTCTTCTTGGTAATGGAGGAGCTGCCAAAAGAGCATACATAGAAGAGGCGCTATTAGCATAAAGCAATTGGGCGCCTAAAGCTAAGTTATTAACTAAGCTGGGCATACCACAATAATTGACAACATCTTTCATACCTTGAGTCAAAACTGGATTGTTAATGTTGTTTGTTGGAACTTCTGTAGTAGTTAAAACATCGCCTCTTACTAAGACTCCGCTAGATACGATAACTGTAAATCCGTCACCCGGAACAAATGGAGAGACCGCTTGAGAGCCCACGAAAGTTTCCTGAACAGAAAAGCTTAAAACTCCATTATTAACTGCATAACCATCTGCCACCCAAATGAATGGGTTAGCGTTGGAGTCTAATAAAGATCCAGAGACAGATCCGATTGCAATGAATTGAGCAGTTCCTGCAATAGGTTGGTTCATGGCGTTTCTTTGAACGCTAATACAACGAATAGTCCAAATTTCTGGTGGAGCGTCTTGATCTACTAATTGTAACGCGGCCAAACTTCCAACACCTACGTTAGTAGCAAGGGGAACATAATTAGTTCCACCTTGATCTTGAAGAGAAGCTCCTTGCAATAAAAGATGACCGGTAGTTGGATCAAAAGCATATTGATAAATAGAAGCAAAAGTTAAAGTTGGTGTGATAGGAGTAGTTTCAAATCCAACTAACGGAATACCATTTTTAAAAACAGTCGTATAATTAGCAATTAGTGGTGAATTTTGAGTTGCAAAGTGTCTTCCATCAGCGCCTATGCTTGTTGTAAAAGTTGGATCAAGTCCATCTAATCCATTACCTTGTGCTCCGGGAACTAATGTCTCTGACACAAATCCTTGACCAATCATAGCTACAACACGAGAACCTCCAGGGATAGCTACACCGCTACTCTGTGTTATGACGTTTGTGTATGGTCCTGGAAGGGCATTTGGTGCGCCGGGTATATTTGACATGTTAAATCCTTCTCATTCAGTTCTGTAGATTGTCTCTATAAAATGTAATAATATTACTATCCTAAAGCTATATTACTATATTTTATTAACTTACCGCTTAAACTTTGCCAATTTCGCCATAAAATTTACTTTACATATTTATTAACATATCTGCTATGTTAACTTCTGTATTGATAGTTAAATTTGCTGCTACCGGACTATCTGGTTGTGATAGATTGGAAAAGGTGGCCATAAATAAAATGGCATCAATAGTGGTTAAAATTGGTATTTCTCTTTTCCACTCCGTTCTTATCTCTAATGTTAGAGATTGCCTAAATAATTTATCATTTCGATCATCTGACTCCGTAGCTGCCCCGATTGAGATTGGTTTAACGATAATACCTATTTGATGTAATGTTTCAAATTGAATCTCAGTAAAACACATGGCTATTAACTCGGCCAAATCATCTCTAGATCTTAAACTTCTAGTCATTACATCGATAATAACAGTTCCTTCCCAAGCTCCGTTTGTCTCTAAAGCTACCGGAGTATAAATAGTAGTTACATGACCATAGCCGTCCGAAACTAATCTTTTATCATATTTAACCATGCCTTCATCACGATTAATAGAAATTGGCACATATTTACTGCCACCACTTTTAATCAAAATAGCGGGATAAAAAATACCATTATATCTATAATTTTCACCAATAAATAAACGTGTAGGCAAAACAGGATTAGGGTTTAACTCTGGATTAGACCCCGGGCCATATGGCATATCTGCACCTGGAGGTAAATCTGTATGATCTGTCGTATTAGGAAACCCCCACTGATCTTTGGCAAAATGATAAAAACTATCGTTAGCAAAAAAATTACGTAGAGTAGCTATTATAATCTCTTTAGGATAAACAAGCATAGAGGCTTGTACCACATTATATATTCCAAAAAGATCTGATCTGAAGAAATTGTTACTAGACATCTATTAACCCCAAATATATTCTATTACTACTGCTGAAACAAAAAATTGAGCGGTATCTGCACCAGATCCATTTGCATTTATCCCTTCAAAAGCAATCTGTAATACTGCATCATTACCATTACCAATGTAAAAAGTTGTGGGGGCACGAGTTGCATTTAAACTCAAAAAAATAGGATTAGAATTATTTATAGCTGTTGCAACAGGGCCAGTAACATGCACTCTCCCATCAAAAATTGGAACAGCAGAACCCGTTTGAGCTGGAGCATATACAGTCTTTATTGTTTCTCCAGAACCAGTATTTGAAGTGGGGTCAACTATTGTACCATTTAGAATAGAACTAGATCCGGCAGCAAAAATTGGCAAAACACTACTAACTTGTGAAGAAATTGTCATAATAACATTGCCATCGGTAATATCACTACCACCATGATCATTACTACTAAATCCAAAAGTTGCATTTTTAATATGAGTACCATGTGGAACTACATTACTTAATCTAACGCTTGTAGACCAAGAATAAGATCCTACTGGAATATTCCAAGAAATATTCATATCTCCAGGATTAATGTTTAACAAAAATCCGCCTTGAAATGGTGCTCCCGCATAATTACTATAAAGAGCAATTGCGCCAAATGACCATTGATACTCTCCCAATGAAAATGCCACAAATTCGGTTTGATTTACGTTGCGTGTATAGCTAGCAGCCGGACTGATATTAATAGACAATATTGTAGTAATTCCATCTACTGTGGTGCTGTCAAAATAGTTACTGGTAATAACATGTTGATTAGATGGAAATATAGATGAGCCACCATCAATGAATGCAGTAATAGTATTACCATTACGATACATTCTATTATTAGTGACAGTCATGCCTGGACCCCATAATTGCAAAGCATATCCATCAAAACCAGAAATATTATTGTTAACAACCCTACCATAATTTTCATTATGAATACCATCACTATAGATGCTACTTGCATCTTGCCCTTGTTGAATAGAATTTCCATCAATAATAATATCAAAAAACTGTGAAGTACAATAAACACTTGGTTGAGCGACAGGGCTACTTTGTAAAGCTAATCCAAAAGCAGCAATAGTAAAGGTATTGCTAGTTGGAGCTAATATAATAGTATAAACACCATTCTCAATATTTAAACCATAAATAAAGACAGTTTGTCCAGCCAAATATCCGTGAGGTGCTGATGTAGTAATAGTACTACCACTAGCAGCTGTAATGTTAAAAGTTTCTAAACCAAAGTTAGTTATATAAATAGCTGTATTTGCATCACTCCATCCATAATTAGATAAGTTGGCAAATAAATTTGCATTGAGTGTATTGTGCCTAATAATACCAGTAGATATGACACCATTCGGAATACTAATGTTGTTAATGCTAGTAGGAGCATTAGTAGTCGGTAAAATCCAAGAACAAATATTATCAGAAATTTCAAAAGAGCCCGTAATAGGTGCGATGGATCTTGCATTAGAGCCGATATCGGTTCCAGTATTATCTACTGAGCCGATAACTTTACAGGTATTTCTGGTAATTGATAATCCATAATTTTTATCCAATGTATCATTCAATGTTGAATATCTATTAAAGAAAGAAATTAATCCACATGTATTGTTTGCAATAATAACATTTTTAGTAGTTATTGCATCTCCAATATCTCCTGAACCATCTGTGGCTGTAGTAATTACAATCATCTGATCTTGATAACAAATATTTCCAACAATATTAACATCATATAAAGCAGAGCCAGCAGTTAATAAATTACCAGATGTTATCAACGTATTTACAAAGGAAATAGCTGGTCTAAGATCTATAATAGGATTAGAATTGCTCATAGAGTTAAATGTATTATAACTAATATCAATTCCAAAAAAATCTGATACAGTGATATATTCAAAACTAATAAATGGATATCTGTTAACAACAGTGGCGTTTGAATTAGAAGATTGCCAAATAAAACTATTGTTGCTAATATCAATACCTTCATCAATAAATATATTGCAATAAATTAATCCATTTTGACTGTTAATCAAATTAGAAGTAGAATATCCTACATCTGGTAAAATACTCGGATCATAATTCCAATTAAATTCATTATTAATTAAAGAAACACTTGGTCCCTGAATAGTAAAAGCATTAGCAACATTAATATTAAATATAGTATTTGTAAATATTACATTACTAGATAAAGCAAATGCTGCATTAAGATTAATATCAATAGTTCCGCCATTACTTCCATCAAAAATAACATTGCTATTGAATTCAAGCACAACTTGTTGAGCAGTGGGCGGAATTATTATAGGTCCATTTATTAAAAATTTGCTAAATAATATTTCGTTAGTACCATTAGTAGATGACATCATACTAGTTGTTTGTGTAGCCCAATTAACAGCAGAAGTAAATGATCTGAAAGTGGAATCAGGACCCAAAGTAAATGTATTTAACCCACCGAAACCATTTGTAACATATCTTCTCATGTCTGATACAGTTAATGTTGTGACGCCATAAACAGCTGGGGGTCCAACTACAGTTTCAGTGACTATTGAAGTTATTAATGCAATAGGTGTAACATCTCTATGATTTAAAACTAAATCTGATAAGTAACCACCTCTTACCGCATAAGTGGCATTGGATAAAGAATTTTGATTCAAAACATAGAATATTCTTTGATTAGCTCCCGCGGCAACATAAGATGTATAAAACGAGCTATTTGTTAAGAAATCAGTATTGGCAATTAATTCTAATTCAGAATTTTCATTGACACATAGAAACCAGTTAATGGTTGTATTAAGATTACCAACATTATTAGCAACTGCTTCAACAACAGACGGAATAGTTAATGTAGTTGAATCTATTTGAATAATGTTACCATTAACAATAGCTACACCCCCATTAATTGTCACAGTTCCATTGATTGGATTTGTAACATCAAATCCTCTAATTATACCGTTATCATTAATTAATCTAGTTGGTGCGGCAATATAATCTAAAGCAGATCTGCTCAAAATCTCTTCACTAACATTTCCAAATTGCCTTTGGTCTTCTATATAATTTATGATATTAGTAGAATCATTAAATTGACAAGTTGATAGTATCATCTGCTCTTTGTCTAATGACAAAGTTGGAAATAATTGAATATCAACTAAAGCGCCTGATACTATAGTTGATGGAATATTGTTAAAACTAAAAACAGCATCAATATAGTCTATATAAGAACTATCATAAAATCTAGTAACTGTACCTACTTGTCCACTAGTAAGTGGTCCAGAATAATTAAAATTAGGACTTACATAGTTACATAGATATCCATCGTAAGATCCAGTAACGCTATTATAAGAATTTATAACCAAAGAAATTTTAGATATTGTACCAGCTTGGTATCCCCTCAATTTTGGAGATATTTTTACTATATTAATTTGAGATACATTTGGATCAGTATAAAATATCTGATTATTGATGGTGACAGATGGTGGTGAACCGGTACCTGTACCAATAAACATACGTCCACGCTCATGCGTAAAAGTATTACTATTTTCATCTATATAAACTTCAAAATATCTTTTGAATG